TTGGACGATTTGGCGCGGTCGGCTCCGGCCGGGTTGAAACTGTATCAGCAAGCGTTATTGCAAGCGATCAAAGAGGCCGGATGGATCGATTGCGGCCGCGTCGCCGCGCGCGGGTTAGAGTCTAAGCGCCACGTATACTGCGCCCCTGATCTTGCGGCCGCGGGCGCGTCTACGCTGCGTCGGATGGTAGAACCGGACTATAACCCGGCACAATGAAAAACGGCCCCGTGGGGCCGCTCTTATAAGTCTAGGGTGATCACTAGGATGGCGGCCAATATGGCCGCAATCACTAACGACATAGGGCCGCGATAATCGCGTCCGATAGGATGACGCTGCAAACGATAACCCATCCGATCAATGCGGCCGCCGCGTAGGTTTCGAGTTTCATTGTGTACCCTTAAATTTCAAGGATGGCGCAGCGCAGCGCGCTGGTAGAGTACGGCGCGCCGTCGGGCGTTTTCTTCACGCCCATATCATCCAATAAGACGCGCAAGCATTCGGCCGCGACGCTGGCGTTTTTATGGCGTCGACGATACTGGCGCGCCAGCGAATATAGATATTCGTCATTGTTGATCCACAATGACACGTTCCAATGATTCCAATTTTTGTGTCCTTGATACATTACTTTCCCCTTAGACTGCTATGTCGTTATGTTCAAAATACCACTCGTCGCTGTACCAAGTGTGCCAACCTTGATCCGAATGGGCGATAATTTGACGGAACCCGCACGAAGTAGTGCGAGTGTAAAATTCATTTATGCTGCCGTCCCTGATTGATTGGCGCGCAGCGTCAAGCGCTTCGTAATATTGCATTAGAATGACTCCAGCGTCCAAGCGGGCGCAGCATAAGCGGTTAACCCTTCCGGGTCGCGGTAAGGCATCAGGCATCCAAAAAAGTCGGGTTCTTCAAGCGTAACGGCCGCGCATGACGTGCCGTTATGCCAGATTTTAGGCGCCCACGTTTTCCCCAATAGCTTGTTAGCGGCCGCAAATTTTGCGAGCACGGCCGGGTTTATCTGAGCGGGTTCCCCTGAGCATTTTTGCGGAATGACGCGCGCAACGTCGGGAAACTTGCCGTCAACGGCCGCCCATCCGATTGTCATGCCACCCACTACGCTAATCGTACCCTTCAACCCGTCGTCAGTTTCAATGACGGCCGCGTCAAGTTTATTTTTCGCGGGTTTGAGCATTTTCACTGCGTCGAGCGGTAGCAGAATCGTTACCTTGTCGCTGACTTCGTTTTCAGCGCGCAGCGTGCGATGGATGCCCAAGCAATGACCATCAGTAGCGGTTAGAATCGTACGGTTCTGATCCGCTTCGACCCGAACCGTGTTCAGATAGTAGCGAATATCCTGATCAGCGCTGAATTGTGAAATTGCGCGCAGCGCTGAGAGTTTGACGTTGATTTTCATTGAGTGCACCTTAGGTTAGTGTGATCGGACAAAACGCCCGTCCATGCGCGCATTGTGGCGCGCGCATGGGCTGGAATTTTAGGCCGCTACAGTTTCGCGCTCACGTCGCGAGTCCTCATATAATCGACACAATTTCGCAATTTCGTCGACGTCAGCGTGCACGTTGTCGCTGTAACCGTCGCAACATTCGCTCCACACTCCGTCGACGTCATCGTGCATTAGCTGGATGCAAGCGTGAAGTTTCCACGCTTTCCCGATACCGGCAAGCGAATGTAGTTCTTCCCGGTATGCTGCGTGTGCCGGATACTTGGCGAGAAAATCACGCTGATGCGCGGCCGCTTTTTCGTACACGTCGACGATGTTGTTACCGGGTTTGACTTTACCGGCCATTTTCCATCCGAATCCGTGGTTTTTGAGAACCGTACCATCCGAACGATAGGATTTTACGTAGTCAACGTAAACCAAGCGCCCAATTTCAGTCCCGTGTTTTGATAGTGTTGCCATTGTGTGTTTTCCGTAGGTTAGTGAAGTGTGGCGCGCCGTGTGGCGCGCCGTTGATTATTAGGCGATAAATTCTGGGTGACGATCAAGCTGCAGCTTGCTGGCGATCGCGCGCAATTCAGTTTGACTGCGCGTGGTGCGCGCGCTGCGGATCAGCGTGGCGATGGCGCGCGCTGCGGTATCGCGCATACCGTGCGCAATGTAAAGGTCAAGGCGGGAAACTTCGCGCTGTTCTGATTTGGTCATTTTGTGCACTCCTGTTAGTGCGCCGCGAACTGCAGCGCATGTGAGTACTGTACACGCGCGGATTACGCTTGTCAACAAGTTTTTGACTAGGGGAAACCCTAATCTGAGAGTGTGGACACTTTGTTAGCGTTTTGTGAGCCAAAAAACGAGGGTAAGTGTCCACACAAAATGGCGTAACGGCGCGGGTTTGAGGGCTGTACCCGCATGTTAACTAGTCTACTTTTGAAAAAAGTTGAATTTTATAATATAGGGGATTTTGCTGGACGACGGCCCCCAAATTGGCGCGCGTTTTTCCCAGCGCGATTTTTTACCCGGCTAAAAACCGCTCACATGTGGGTACACGCTCACACACTAAAAAATAATACGATTCTGCAACATGGCAAACAGGCGGGTACACGTACACGGCTAACCGATTTTTTAGGATGGCAAACAGGCGGGTACACCGGGTACACGTCCGCCCGCCCGCGCATGGCATGGGGCCGCACCGGCCATTGTGCCCATGGCAAACAGGCGGGTACACGAGGGGGCCGGGTAGGGCCTTGGCCCGACCGGTCACGGTAACGCACCCCCCGCAAACATTTTTTAAAATTTTTTTGTTACACTTCAGCCATGTTCAAATCTTTGCCACTAACTGTCAGAAATGTTCAGGCAACTGAGGCGCGTCTTCAGTCCATCTACGACGCGGCAAAGTTAGGTCTGAAAGGTGACTCGCTGGCGCTGGCGGCTGGTATGCTGCCCGCTGAGTACCGGCAACTGTGTCAGCTAGATCCGTTAGCGGAAATGGCTGAACAAAAAGGCCGCGCTGACAATGAAAGAGAAATTTCGCAGGTTCTCAATAGCGCGGCGTTAGGTGGCGACGCCAAGGCCGCGTTAGAGATCCTGCGTCACCGTCACGAGTGGACGGCCAAGCAAGAAGTTAGTGTTGATGTATATCAACGGATCAGCATCACACAGGCGCTAGAAGCCGCGCAAACCAGAGTGCTAGAGAATGCAAAAAACGATCTATACATCAGCCGAAGAGCAGACATTGATGACGCGGTTGTGGTCACCCGCGATAGCGAACGATCCTGAAGCGTTTGTACTGTTCGCGTTTCCTTGGGGCCAGCCCAATACACCGTTAGCTAAGTTCAGCGGCCCGCGCAAATGGCAGCGCGAAATACTGCGTGACATTGCCAAGCACATTAAAGTCAACGAAGGTAAGGTCAACATGGACACGCTGCGCGAGGCGGTGTCTAGCGGGCGAGGGATTGGTAAGTCGGCGTTAGTTAGCTGGCTAATCCTGTGGATGTTGTCCACGCGGATCGGTTCGACGGTCATCGTGAGCGCCAACAGCGAAGCGCAATTAAGGTCGGTCACTTGGGGTGAGTTAACCAAGTGGCAAGCAATGATCATCAACAGCCATTGGTGGGAGATCAGCGCAACAAAGATTGTTCCGGCGCAATGGCTGACCGAACTGGTCGAGCGGGACTTAAAGAAAGGGACGCGCTACTGGGCAGCGGAAGGCAAGCTCTGGTCAGAAGAAAACCCAGACGCTTACGCCGGGGTACACAACCACGACGGGATGATGTTGATCTTTGACGAGGCGTCTGGTATTGCTGACGCGATCTGGTCAGTCGGTGCGGGGTTCTTCACAGAAAATATTCTGGACCGCTATTGGTTTGCGTTTAGCAACCCCCGGCGCAACAGCGGGTATTTCTTTGAGACGTTTAATAGTAAGCGTGATTTTTGGCAGACGCGCCAGATAGATGCGCGCACGGTCGAGGGGACGGACAAGCAGGTCTACGAGCAGATTATTGCGGAGTATGGCGAGGATTCAATCCAGGCGCGCGTAGAGGTGTACGGTGACTTTCCAAGCGCGGGTGAGGATCAGTTCATCTCGCCAATGATCGTCGAGGACGCATTTAAGCGGCCTAAGTACAAGGACGAAACCGCGCCTATAGTAATAGGGGTCGACCCGGCGCGCGGTGGTCTGGACTCAACTGTGATTGTAGTTCGCCGGGGCCGGGACATTGTGGCGATCAAACGGTACAAGGGTGAAGATACGATGTCAATTGTCGGTCGTGTCATTGACGCGATTGATGAATACAAACCGACGCTAACTGTAATAGACGAAGGCGGTTTGGGCTACGGTATACTTGACCGATTAACAGAACAACGGTATAAGGTACGGGGGGTGAACTTTGGTTGGAAAGCCAAGAACCCCGTAATGTGGGGCAACAAACGGGCTGAAATGTGGGGCGCGATGCGCGAGTGGTTAAAGACTGCCAGCATCCCGCAAGACAAGATGCTCAAGGATGATTTGGTTGGGCCGATGAAAAAGCCCAACTCAGCGGGTACGATCTTTCTGGAAGGCAAGAAAGAAATGAAGGCTAGAGGACTGGCATCACCTGACGCAGCCGACGCGCTGGCGGTGACATTTGCTTATCCTGTAGCGCATCGTGAGTACGTCGAACGGCCTCGTACTCTTACGATGAATCGTGACGCAATGGCCGGATCTTGGATGGGTGCATAAATGCTTAAAAAGTCTGCTTCACCAAAAGCCTTCAAAGAAAACATTAAAACTGAAGTAAAGGCCGGTAAGCCGGTCAAACAAGCAGTTGCGATTGCATACGCAACCAAACGCGCGGCGGCAAAGAAATGAGTAAGCCAGGTTTGTACGCCAATATTCATGCCAAGCAGGAACGAATTAAGGCTGGTTCTGGCGAAAAAATGCGTAAACCCGGATCTGCCGGAGCGCCAACCGCTAAAGACTTCAAAGAGTCTGCAAAGACTACCAAGAAAAAGTAGATGGCTTCTAACGCGTTAGCCCCAAGAGCAAAGAATGCACTTGTGCAAGATCCACTACAGGAACTGCTAACGCGCGCGGCTGCTTATCCTCAGTACAATGATTTGGTTAATTTTTTGATGTTGCGTCAAGCGATGCCTCAAATAAAGCAGGAATATTTAGGGCCGTTTAGAGCGGGGGAATTTGTCTATAGCGGGTTTGACGGCCCAGGTACGATTGGCCTAAGTCATGGCGCAGAACCAAGTACGGTAGTACATGAGTTAACCCATGCGGCAGATCGTCAACTAGGGAATATGTCGTATGATTTAGAAGAGCGTCACCGTAGAGAGACGTCTTTTCTTGACAGGCTTATGGGTAAATCTTCACTTACGCCTGAAGAACAACGCTTCGTATTGGCTAGAAAAAAGTTAGATTTTGATGTTAATAAAGATAGATCAAACCCTAACAGATTTCCAAAACAAGAGTTTGTAAATAGATTAGCGCCAGAATGGGCTAAAAAACACTATGATTACAGGGCAAACGACAAGGAATTAGCGGCGTATGGCATGGGTGGTACAGTTAGCCCAAACGTTTACAACGCTGCGCCCGCGCATATTGACCCCACAATGGCTACAGAATTTTCAATCATGTTAGACTTGGCGCAACGCGCGCAAGCTAAAGCGGGTAAAAAATGAAGAAAGGCGTATCGTTATCGGTCGGGCGTGGTGAGAAGTTGCCAGCCAGCAAAGGCGCAGGTCTGACCGAGAAAGGGCGTGAGAAGTACAATCGGGAAACTGGTAGTCACTTGAAAGCGCCAGCGCCTAACCCAAAGACAGAAGCCGATAAAGGCAGGAAATCTAGTTTCTGCGCTAGAATGGAAGGCGTTGTAGCCCATGCTTCTGGCGATGCAGAGCGGGCTAAAGCGTCACTTAAACGCTGGAAGTGTTGATGGCTGACTCTCATCCCTTGGTCTTAATTGGTTTAAGCAGAGATGGCTGACTACACCGGAATTAACGCTGTTGGCAACGTCGCGTTGGGTGGCAAACCACTCAAAAGCGACTCGGATGTGCTGTCAACAGCGCGGGATCGCCTGTCAATGGCAATCTCGGCGTATTCCGAATCGCGTGAAGACGAGCTAGACGACCTGCGTTTTTACGCTGGTAGCCCTGATAACCAATGGCAATGGCCCGCCGATGTGCTGGCAACCCGTGGTGCGGTGCAGGGGCAGACGATTAACGCGCGGCCCTGCTTGACGATTAATAAGCTGCCGCAGCACGTCCACCAGATTACCAACGACCAGCGCCAGAACCGGCCTAGCGTGAAGGTCATCCCGGTTGATGACAACGCTGATGTTGAGGTTGCCGAGATTTTCAACGGCATGATTCGGCACATCGAGTACATATCAGATGCTGATGTGGCTTACGATACGGCTTGTGAGAACCAAGTGGCCTACGGTGAGGGCTATATTCGGGTTCTGACCGAGTATTGCGACGACGATACGTTTGACCAAGACATCAAGATTGCCCGCGTTCGCAATAGTTTCTCGGTCTACATGGACCCGCTGATTCAAGACCCGTGCGGCAGCGACGCCAAGTGGTGTTTTATCACCGAGGATCTGTCCAAAGAAGAATACGGTCGGCTTTTCCCGAATGCTTCGCCTTTGTCTACGCTTGAGACGCTTGGTGTTGGCGATCAGAACCTAAGTCAATGGTTAAATACCGATACGATCCGGATTGCGGAGTATTTTTACTGCGATTACGAGCGCAAAACGCTGAATTTGTACCCCGGAAACGTGACTGCGTTTGAGGGTACGCCGGAAGACAAGCAGTTAAAGGCGGTTTACGGCAAACCGAAGAAAACGCGCCAAGCGGATATTAAGAAAATCAAGTGGTGCAAAATCAACGGCTACGAAATCCTTGAAGAACAGGAATGGGCCGGTGATTGCATCCCTGTTGTGCGGGTGATCGGCAACGAATACGAGGTTGAGGGACGCATTTACATCAGCGGGCTGGTCAGAAACGCTAAAGACGCCCAACGGATGTACAACTATTGGACTAGCCAAGAGGCAGAAATGCTGGCGCTGGCTCCAAAGGCCCCGTTTATTGGTTATGGTGGGCAGTTTGAGGGGTATGAAACCCAATGGAAGACCGCAAACACCCAGAATTGGCCTTATTTGGAGGTCAATCCAGATGTAACGGACGGCCAGGGTGCTGTATTACCGTTACCGCAACGTGCGTTGCCGCCAATGGCCCAAACTGGTCTGATTCAGGCCAAAATGGGGGCGTCGGAAGACATAAAATCGGCAACTGGACAGTACAACGCATCACTTGGGCAGCAATCAAACGAGCGTTCTGGCAGGGCTATTCTTGCCCGCCAGCGTGAGGGTGACGTTGGTACTTATCACTACCAAGACAACCTAGCGCGGGCTGTACGGCACATTGGTCGGCAATGTGTTCAGTTGATCCCAAAGATTTACGATACGCAGCGCATCGCCCGCATTATCGGGTTGGACGGCGAGACGAAGATGGTAAAGATTGACCCGACGCAACAGGAACCTGTGCGTAAGATCCAGAACCAAGAGGGTATTGTGATCGACAAGATCTACAACCCTTCAGTTGGCAAGTACGACGTAGTGGTTGCGACTGGTCCGGGCTATGCCACCAAGCGCCAAGAGGCTCTTGAGGCGATGGCGCAATTGCTGCAAGGCAACCCGCAGTTGTGGGCGGTCGCTGGCGACTTGTTTGTCAAGAATATGGACTGGCCTGGGGCGCAGGAGATGGCAAAGCGGTTTGCCAAGACGATTGATCCCAAGCTCATGGGTGACGCCGAGGATAATCCTGGTTTGCAAGCAGCGCAGCAGCAGATGCAAGCGATGGCGGCAGAGTTGGATCAGTTGCACAATATGCTGCAAAATGTCGGCAAGTCAATGGAAGCGCAGGACATGGAGCGCAAAGATTACGAAGCTAAGATCAAGGCGTTTGACGCTGAGACTAAGCGTATCGCAGCGGTTCAAGCCGGTATGTCTGAGGAGCAGATCCAAGACATCGTTATGGGTACGCTGCATGGCATGATTACGAGTGGCGATCTGGTTGGCGAGATGCCGGGTCGGGAAACAAACGAAATGCTGCCGGAATCGGCTGAGTACGCACCACAGCAAGGAATGATGCAATGACGCAAACAGAAGCATTCGCTTTGTTTGAGTACAAAGACGGTAAACTATACTGGCGCGTAAGGCCATCCCGTGGTGTTTACGCAGGAGACGAGGTTGGATCTATTTGTTCAACTGGCCATCGGCGCTTGATGTACAAACGCAAACTTTATTCAGTCCACAGAATAGTTTGGCTTATGCATTATGGTTATATGCCTTCAGAAATAGACCACAAAGATACAAACAAATTAAATAATAAAATTGAAAATTTACGGATTGCAAACGGAAAAAATCAACAAAATGTTGGTTTTCGCGTTGACAATAGTTCTGGGGCTAAAAACGTATACTGGCATAGACCAACTAACCGCTGGTCAGTTATTGTAACCGCTAATAAAGTTAGGCATAATTTGGGTTATTTTAATGATATTGAACTAGCAGATTTGGTCGCTACAGAATCGCGTGACAAATATCACGGGGCGTTTGCAAATCATGGTTAATAAAGTTGCCGATTTTGTAGGTTTGCTGTTCTTAGGGCGTGATGTAGCGCACAGCGTTCATTTGAATACCCGCAGTTACAGCAAGCACAAAGCGTTGCAGAAGTTCTACGAGCTAATCATTGAAGCGGCAGATGACTTTGCCGAAGCCTATCAAGGTCGGCATGGTTTGATTGGTCCGATCACGTTGATGTCGGCAAAGAAAACGACCAATATTATTGAGTTTTTGGAAAGCCAACTGGCTGAGATTGAAGCTGCTCGATACGAAGTTGTTGACAAGACTGATATGTCATTGCAGCAGTTGATTGACAACATCATTGAAGTTTATCTTCGTACTCTATACAAACTACGCTTTTTAGCGTGAGGTAATCATGGCTGCAACATATAAGTATCTAACGGCCTCGGCTAACGTCAAGCCGATGGGTGGCAAGCTCAAAGGCATCTTCGTATCTGCTGCTAGTAGTACGCCGACAATTACGGTGTACAACAGCGCAGCCGCAACCACCACCGACACGATTGTTGGGGTGTTTACGCCAACTGGTGCGACCAGTTATGTGTTTACGGGCGACGAGGGCGGGGTTTACTTTAGCTCTGGCCTGTATGTGGCGATTAGTGGGACTGTTAATGCAACGGTTTTCTTTGAGTAAAACATGGCAAATACCACCATTACAGGACTACCGTCAGCAACCACCCCGTTATCGGGGTCTGAAGTTGTCCCTGTTGTCCAAAACGGCGTAACCAAACAGGTTCCCGTTAGTTACGTTGGCGGCGGTTCTGGAACGGTCACAAGTGTTGCAACCGGGGCAGGTCTGACTGGTGGTCCGATTACCAGTAGTGGTTCAATTAGTTTGGCGGCTACCACGGTTGCGCCTGGTAGTTATACCAACGCGAGCATTACGGTTGACGCTTATGGTCGGGTGACTGCGGCGTCTGGTGGCTCGGCTCCGGTTACGAGCGTGACGGGAACGGCTAATGAGATTACGTCTAGTGGCGCGGCGGCGGTTACGTTGTCGTTACCGGCTGCGTTGACGTTTACGGGTAAGACGGTTACGGGTGGCACGTTTACTGGCGGCACGATTAACAACGCGCCAATTGGTGCTACGACGCCAGCTACGGGGGCGTTTACTACACTTACGACCTCAACGGGTCAGGTTACGACTGCGCCAAGCAGCGCAAACGATCTGGTCAACAAGGCTTATGTTGACTCGCTCTCTACTGGTCTGACGTTCCATACGGCGTGTAATCTTGCGACTACGGGCGCTCTGCCGACGGTAACGTACAACAACGGTTCTAGCGGTGTTGGCGCAACGCTGACTGCAACGGCAAACGGTGCGCTGTCGGTTGATTCAACGACGCCTAGCTTGGGCAATCGGATTCTTGTTAAGAATCAGGTAACCACGTTGCAAAACGGTGTGTACGTTGTCACTACGGTCGGTGATGGATCTACGCCATTCGTGCTGACCCGTGCTACGGACATGAACACGGCGGGTACGGGCTACAACCAAGTCAATACCGGCAATTATTTCCTGATTACGGCTGGAAGCTCGTTGATTAACACCTCTTGGGTGTTGACCACGTTGCAGCCGATTACGATTGGCACGACTGGGCTGGTGTTTTCGCAGTTTTCGACTGGCGGCACGCTTTATACAAACGGCGCTGGTTTAACGCTGTTTGGCAACGAATTCAGCATTACTAACACGGCAGTTACGGCAGGTAGCTACGGTAGTGGCTCGCAGATCCCTACGTTCTCGGTCAACTCTCGCGGCCAGTTAACGGCAGCGACAAACGCCAGCATTGCAATTGCTGGCTCGCAGATTACGTCTGGGACGGTCGGTATTACCTATGGTGGTACGGGTGCAAACTCGCAGCAGGGCGCAATCAATGCGCTGGCCGGAGCCACAACGTCTGGGTATTTCTTGCGTGGTAATGGCACAAACGTGTCAATGTCTACCATTCAAGCTGCCGACATTCCTACGCTTAACCAGAACACAACGGGTAACGCGGGTAACGTAACGGGTACGGTTGTAATTGCCAACGGTGGTACAGGGCAGAACACCAAAGCTGCTGGTTTCAATGCGTTGTCTCCGATCACGACCACGGGTGATTTGATTGTCGGGTCTGGGCTTAACGCGGCAGATCGACTGGCTATTGGCACGACCGGCCAGGTTCTGAAATCAACCGGAACAACTGCAACTTGGCAGAATCTGGGCGCGGTTACTTCGGTTGGGATGTCTGTTCCGGCGTTTTTGTCGGTTGCCGGATCGCCGGTCACAAGCACGGGGACGTTTGCGGTTACGTTGTCTGGTACTGCGTTGCCGGTGGCAAACGGTGGTACGGGTCAAACGACCGCAACGGCAGCATTTAACGCGTTGTCGCCTATCACAACGACTGGCGATCTCATTATTGGTAACGGGACCAATAGCGCAACTCGGTTGCCGATTGGCGCAACATCTGGCTATGTGCTGACCTCTAATGGCACTACTGCTACCTGGTCGCCACCTACGGCAATTGGTGGTGTGACCACGTTTAGCGGTGGTTCAACTGGTTTGACGCCAGCCACGGCAACTGCTGGAGCGATTACGCTTGGCGGCAAGTTGGGTACTGCGTATGGTGGTACTAACCTTAGTACATTTACGGCTAATAGCGTTCTTTATGCCAGTAGCTCAAGCGTCTTGGCATCTAACAGTACGCTGACGTATGACGGTAGCATATTCAAAACCAGCGGCGGTGCTTCTTATCAATACCTTGATGTATTAAGCGCAAGCGGATTTTCTGGCGCTCGTTTTTCGTCTGCTGGAACTCTAGGAACAGACAGTTTTGATATTTATCAAGGGTCAACTTATTGCGTAATTAACAATAGGGCAAACACCCCTATTATTTTTTACGTCAACAACTTGCAACAGGCTTACTTAGATACGACTGGCTTGGGGATTGGTAAATCTTCGCCGGGGTCTAAACTTGACGTTAAAGGCACGATTAGACTGTCTGGTGCTACGTCTGGTTATGTTGGTCTTGCACCTGCTGCTGCTGCGGGTTCTACGACTTACACGTTGCCATCCGCTGACGGCACGTCGGGTCAGTTTTTGTCTACTAGCGGATCGGGTACGTTGTCGTGGTCTTCTGCTCCTGCTGCTACAACACCTGGCGGCAGCGACACCCAAGTTCAATACAACAATTCTAGTGCTTTTGCCGGATCAGCAAACCTAACCTTTAACGGCACGACGCTTACCGCTGCTGGTTTGGCCGGGCCACTCAACGGCACGGTTGGGGCTACGACTCCGACAACGGGTGTGTTTACGACTGCCAAGGCTATTGCAGCCGCAACGCAAGACTCAGTAACTTTGCAAGGGCGGGCTGGTGGAACGTCTAGTTACGGCGTAACGATTACCCCTACCACTCTCACGGCGAGCCGCACCCTGACCCTGCCAGACGCAAGCGGAACGATTCTGCAAAGCGGGACGACGGTAACGACGGCGCAGGGCGGTACTGGCCTGACATCCTTCACCGCCAACGGGGTGGTATACGCATCTAGTTCTAGTGCGTTGGCTACTGGGTCGGCGCTGGTGTTTGATGGGACGAATTTGGGGGTTGGGACTAGTTCGCCTTCAAGCTACGGTAAATTAGCTGTTCAAACCGATGGGGGAACTGGAACGGCTATTGCTGCATACAGCCCCTCAACAACCAATGGCGCAAAACTGCGGTTGTTTGACAACTACAGTTACGCTGCAATTGAAGGAATCCCCGTAACTGCCACTGCATCAACTGACCTTAGCTTTGTTGCGGGTGGTTCCTCAAAGATGCGCCTAGACTCCTCCGGCAACCTTGGTATTGGGACGAGTTCGCCTGCACAGAAACTGTCAATTCAAGGCGCGACTTTTGTAGGAGCTTCTTTTAACGGCCAAGCTATTGGCGATGTAAGTGCGGAACGTATTCGAATTGGATACAAAAACGGAACACCTGATACAGGTCTCGTTCCCGCTCAAATTATTGCGGACACAGCGCTTTTACAATTTGCATCACGAGACACGGCTGCTGGAGCAATTACATTTGCTACAGGTTCTGGCATTCCAGAACGTATGCGCCTCGACGGCTCCGGCAACCTCGGTATTGGGACAGCCTCCCCAAACGCATCAGCCATTCTAGACGCGCAAAGCACCACCAAGGGCGTGAGGATGCCCAACATGACTACAACGCAAAAGAATGCGATTAGTAGTCCTGCTGCTGGTCTGATGGTGTTTGATACGACGTTGGCAAAATTGTGTGTTTATAGCGGTTCTGCTTGGCAGACTATTACTTCGGTTTAAGGGGTAACATGATTCAAATTGATGGGAAAACAGTTGATTTGACAAAGCCCCAGACATGGGGAAATTCAATCCAAATTAAACCCAATGGCTTTATTCAACAGACCAAAAACGGCGTGACAACTATTGTTCAGCCTACACCACAACCTTTAAAGGAAGCAAAATGACCACTTTCAACTGGCAAATTGAGCAAC